ATGGCCTGTTTATACCCCAAAATGAGTCGATAAGTCATGATTAGTGATGATCAGGTCATCATTGACCCCCAACAGGCTGAAACAGGCTCAGATGGGCTGGAATCGGTTTTTTTGCCGGTAACAGCTCCACGAATCCACTCACCACTCAATGATTTGCCTTCACGCGGCTTTGAACTGATTGATTTTGCCGATCAGATTCTCCCAAATGGTTTTATGCCGTGGCAAAAGTGGTTGGCAGAGCACAGTTTGAAAATCAAACCGGATGGGAGATATCAGCATCCGATTTCGGTGGCCACAGTTGCACGCCAAAATGGTAAGAGCACATACATGATGGCGCGAATCCTCATGGGGCTTTTCCATTGGGATGAATCGTTGCAGGTTTCTTCAGCTCACAGATTGGTGACATCGCTTGAGCAATTTCGAGCCATTGTGCAGATCATCGAGGAAAATGCCGATTTGGCCAATCAGGTCAAGCGCATCCGCTGGCAACATGGTGCCGAGGAAATTCAAACAATCACCGGCAATCGGTTCATCATCAAAGCTGGTGGATCGGCAGCTCGTGGATTGAGCAAACCGGAAACTGTGCACCTCGATGAAATCCGAGAGCTGCATGACATGGAGACTTTTGCCTCAATGCGATATACCTTGATGGCGGCCAAAAATCCACAGGTCAATTGCTTTTCCACGGCCGGTGATTCTCACTCAATCGTGTTGAACCAATTGCGCGAGCGCGGATTGGCTGCCGCTGCCGGTAGCTCGGACAATGTGGGTTATTTTGAGTGGTCAGCACCAAATGATGAGATTTCGATCGAAAATGCAGCTTTTGCCAATCCCGGCCTCAACATAACAATTCACCCGGACAACATCCGATCCGTTTTTAATGATCCTCCCGATGTTGTAATGACTGAGGTTTTGAATCGATGGGTTCAGACAATCTCAAGCGTTATTGGAGCCAAGGAGTGGCAAGCCTGTGGCGATGAATCGATTGACCTTGATCCCGACAAGCTCACATGGATGGCGATTGATATTTCACCGGACAGAAAGCACGCCTCGTTGGTTGCAGCTCAAAAGCTAGGATCAGAAAGCTTTGTGATCAAGCTGTTGCATACATGGGAAAACACAATCCAACTGGATGATCGAGCAATTGCCAATGATGCGGCCTCATATTGCCGCAAATACCCAATTGAGTATTTGTTGTATTCAAGGCGCACAACAGGCGCGGTTGCAGCGCGTATGCAGCCAGCCGGTATCCCAATCCATGATATGGATGCCAACTATCCTCAAGCGTGCGATGAATTATTGGGCGCGATCAATAGCGGTCGATTAAAACACCGAAATCAATCATCGCTGACAGAGCAAATGCTTTCAGCTGTGCAATTGCGTAGAGGCGATGGCGGTTGGGTTATAGGAAGGCGTGCGAGCCAAACCAGCGTGACCGCAGCCGTAGCAGCGGCATTGTGCACACACTTTGCGACACGCCCAGAAACCGAAATTGATATTTTAGTGGGTTGATGCTTGACATTTTGAGAAAATACTCTCATGGGATTATTTGATCGAAAGCGCACCATTGAAACTGTTGCAATTCAGCGCGGTGCCGATGTAGCTGCACAAATTGGGCCAGCTCCAACGCTGGATGCATTTTTCCCATTTGGTGGAGCCGATTACATTGCAAGCCGCGAGGAAGCAATGAGCGTGCCAGCAATTGCGCGTGCCCGTAACATGATTTGTTCATCCATTGCAACAATTCCAATGATTACTCGTGACAAAGACACGGGAACAATTATTGATCAACCTGTTGTGATTTCTGATCCAGATAAGAGAGTGCCAGGAGCAGCATCATGGGTTTGGGCCTGTGAGGATTTACTATTCACCGGATTTTCATATTTTCAAATCATGTCTTTGTTTGCCGATACAGGTCGCGTGCGCGAAATGTGGCGCGTTGCTCCAAATCGCGTTGGCGTTTTCTTAAATGACAAAGGCACGCAGATTGAGTATTACACAGTCGATGGAACTCAAGTGCCAATGTCTGGTGTCGGATCACTTGTTGTTTTCTATGGCAACGATGAAGGATTATTAAATCGCGCTGGTCGCACAATCCGTGCTGGTGCAGAGCTTGAAAGAGCCGCTGCAATGTACGCAAAAGAGCCTGTGCCATCAATGGTTTTGAAATCAAATGGAACAGCATTGCCAGCTGATCGAATTGCTAAGTTGCTGGATGCATGGGGGGCAGCTCGTAGAAATCGCGGCACAGCATTTCTCAATGCTGATGTTGAACTCACCACAGTTGGTTTCTCACCAGAGCAAATTGGCCTTAATGCTGCACGCGAAATCATTGCAACCGAACTAGCACGAGCCGTGGGTATTCCGGCCTACTTTATTGATGCGCCGACTGGATCATCCATGACATATGCAAACGCCCAAACGGCGCGTCAAACTTTGTTGGACTTTTCGCTTTTGCCGCTGATGAACAGCATCACCAGCCGTTTATCGATGCCAGATTTCACGCCATCAACACAGCGTGTGGAATTTGATCTCAAGGCGTATTTGCGCGGATCAGAGAAAGAGCGTGCAGAGATTTATAAGATTTTATTTGACATCGGAGCGATCACAACCGATGAAATCAGACAAATGGAGGACATGATCCAATGAAGCTAACAACACCAATGCAGATCACGGCAGCTGATTCAAATGAACGCACAATCAGCGGTCGCATTGTTGCTTTTAATGAGCACGCAAATGCATCAACAGGCAAAGTCGTTTTTGCTCGTGGATCAATCCAGCCGCAAGATGTTTTTCTTAACCTTGAGCATGACAATACTCGCAGGATTGGGAAAAGTATTGCCATGAGTGTGAACGACAAGGAAATGACGGCCACATTTAAAATCGCCAACACAACAGCCGGCACCGATGCATTGACAGAGGCGATGGAAGGCCTACGCGATGGATTCTCAATTGAGTTGGCTGTGGACAATTACGAAATGCAAAAAGACGGCACAATGAAGGTCATCAATGGCCAGCTCACAGCCGTTGCATTGGTTACAGAGCCGGCTGTTCGATCAGCTCGTGTTTCAGAGGTAGCCGCATCAGAGGATTCTGAAACTGAAACAGTTACAGAGACAACAAACCCAAATGAAGGAGACAAGATGGACAACACTACCGAACCAGTAGCTCCTGCCGTTGAACCGGTAGCAGCTCCAGAGGTCGCACCTGTGCAGGCATCACGCCCAGCATATTTCACATCACCACGCTCACCAATTGTGGACAAGGTTTCATACCTTGAGCACTACCTCAAGGCAAGCATTTTGCATGATGAGGATTCTCGTCAATATGTAAAGGCAGCAGATAACACAACATCAACAGCTCCAGGCATGGTGCCAACACCACAGAGCACACAGGTTGTGAACGCTCTTGCAAATGCAGACCGCGGAACAATCGATGGAATCAGCCGTGAAACTCTAGTGAGCGAAGGCATGACATTTGAAATTCCTCGTGTCACAGCTGTGCCAACAGTTTCAGCAATTGCAGAAAATGGCGCAATTACAGAATCATCACTTTCAGCAACATACCTTTCTGTATCTGTTCAGCCTTTCAAAGGCCGTGCAATCTCAACTGTTGAATTGATCGATCGCAGCCGTCCAGAATACTTGACAGCATTGCTTCAAAATCTCGAATTTGCGTATGCAAAAGAGACAGATGAGTACGCATTGGCAGCAATGCAAGCGGCAGTCACTACAACAACAGCACAGGCAGCAAATTCAGCGACCGGATTCCTTGGATACACATCACAGGCAGCTTCCGCTGTTTATCAGAATTCACTTGGATTTGCTCGCTCATTAATCGTTTCTCCAACACAATGGGGCAACATCATGGGTTACAACGACAACGGCACACCACTTTACAACGCAGCACAGCCATCAAATCAGGCTGGCGATGTTCGCGGTGACAGATTGCAAGGCCGAGTTTCACCGGGTCTGAATCTTTATGTTTCACGCTCATTTGGTAACGCTGGAACAACAACAGCCGCCGGCGATTCTTCAATGGTAGTTGTGAACCCAGATTCATACACATGGTACGAATCTCCACGATTTACACTACGCACCAACATCAACAGCGATGGAACAATTGACATTTTGTACTACGGCTACGGAGCACTCGCAGCCAAGGTGCCAAATGGCGCACAGTTCAACAACCTCGCTTAATTAACAATCAATCATCGATGGCGGTCGCTCCCGAACGCTGTTGATACGAAAGGAACCGAGATGCCAGCAATAGTTACAGCCTCACAGCTGAGGACAATTCTTGGTGTCTCGGTTTCTTTGTATTCTGATGCTCAGCTTGATCAAATTATTGATTCAGCTGAACAAACGATTTTGCCTTTACTTACGCAATACCAATCATCGGTGACTTTTGCCAATGTGAGTGATTCCGTCATTTATTTCACCACTCAGCGGCCAAATTACTTTGTGCCGGGTCAATCTGTTGTTGTTA